CAAATACCAGCCAGCGTCAGACCATCGAGCACGGCTTTCAGATGGTTGTCTGCGTCTCCGTATTGTTTGTTGCATTTTGGCAGATTGCCTTTGATATGCTGGAGCCGCTTCGGTTTGGGATAGTAAGCCAAAACATCGACCCGGACTGGCACTCCCTTCGGCGCGATCTGTTTGCCTCTGGTTTTTGCCACTGTATGCCAAGCGACCGATCGTTCATAGGTTGCAGTCTTTGCGTCGGAATATGTGACGACCCGATTGTTTTTGCATCCGCATCGATGCCGACCTTTTGCGATAGGGATGCCGGGTATAGTGATCCTCAACGCGTCGACCCATGTCGGCATCTGTTTCGCGTGTTTGTGTATATCGTTCGCCATGATTCTCCGTTTTGCGTTATCATGTGGTCGGGCTTCGTAAGTTGCCCTCCTGTTGAGCCGGCGACCGTTGTTTGGTGTCGCCGGCTCTTTTGCTTTACAGGTTACGATTTGAACACGATCGAATAATCTTCGACAAGTTCAGCGCCGTCGATTGTCTTGCCTGCCTTCAGTTGCTTATTAAGCAACACGCGATCGATCTTTGGTTCGTAGGATATGAACGCTCTTCTGCGATTTGCATGGCAAAAACCGTCAACATCACCGATCACAAGCTTCTGCCGCTTTTTGATATACACGGCTCCGTCGTCAACAGTACGACCTTCGTCCCATCCGTGCGAAGTGACCCTCGCCTCCATAACGAGAAGCGCGTGCTGTTTGACCCGTTCGACTGTTTTGTCGTGAATCTTTTTGATGTTTTGGAGCCGCTTGATTTCGTCTTGCAACACCGCGCTCTCTGCCTTTGCACGATTGATCACGAAACGATGGCTGTCGAGTTTTTCTTTGCTTTTGTCCAGCAAATCAGACAGCTCTCGCTCGGTGTTTTCGTCAACCTCGCCGCCGGCATCGATCAAGCGTGCAACCAGATCGCGCGCCTGCATATAGATTTCATAGCTATTCATTTCTGCCTCCTAAAATAAGTTCGGGTCGTAGTCTTCCGGCGGTGCGCTTGGTGCCCATGGAGGCTCGCTTGGTGCGCTTGGTGTCGGGTCTGGTTGCACTTGCTTCGACTGCCATCCTTTTTTCCATTCGTTAGGCCAGTTTCCCCATTCGACGTCGTTTTCGCCGGCTCCATACTTGGCTCCGATTCTGTTGCCTTTGATATAAAACACCGTGCATTCTTTTCCGCTTTGGTGCGTCAACTGATCGCCTTTGCGAATTTGGTGTTCCATCTCTTTTTGACGATCATCGATCTGGTTGTTGCTGCGACTTTGGTTGTTGCTCGCAGACGAAGCGCTCCTTGGTCTATCATCGCGATCGTCCATGCCTTGTCCCGGTTCGTCACCGCGCGGCAGCAACAGCAAGTCGCGCAACAAATACGACAGGCTCGCAGTCATAGCGCTCGCAACAGTTTTGTCTGTTGGTTGACCGCGTGTCGGCACGGCCGTCCATACTCGCTCCAGTGGCAGCATCATTTGATCGGCAGTTGTAATCGGTCGATCGTTTTTTGGATCGACTAAAATAAGCCACCAAGACTGTTTGACCATGACGCTATCGCCGTGCTCGCCTGTTGCATACGGCTCGAGCGTCACTTGATTCGGAACGAGGCAGAGATTGTTTTTGTGCAACGCTTCGCGCGCTTCTCTGATCATCGTTTCCGCGCTTGTGAACGCATATCCCATGTGTTTGTTCTTGCCGTCTTTCGATATGTTTTGCAGATCCTCCTGTGCTGCTTTCAGCGCATGATAGACGGTCGGCTGTTTTGCGTGTTTTGCTGGTGGCATTTTGCCCTCCTGTTGTGGCTTAGAAAAAACGGACAGCGAGTTGCCATACCCAACTGCCGACGGTCCAGAGACCGATTAAAAAACAAAGACCAAAAGCGGTCAGTATTGGTTGCGGAAACTTGCGATCGTCCACTTGATCTCCTTGCGCGTTTCTTTGTTGGTGTAGACTTGCCGCTTCTGCAAGCTGCGTCTCTACCCATCCCACCGCGTCTCGAACTTGCGGGTCGTTGCAGCCGTCAAGACGATCCATCAAACCACCAAGAACAATCCATGCAGGAGTTTGTTCGTCGGGTTTTGTTATTTCGTCAATCAACCGATCAATATCGATTGCTTCCATTTTGCCGCTACGATGCAAAGCGAACAAAGTGAACGATCGCAGATCATCAGACAAACAACGGCTCCCCGTCCGCGTTGACTTCGGGACATCCTACAAAGACCCGTTCGCTATAAGGCGCTCCGTCGCAATACCCGACCGAGTGACCCATGTGTTCCAAAAACTCCAGAATTGCATTTGTGTCTGTTTCGTTCAGACCAAGTTTTTCCGACACATACGACCAGTGAAGATGAATCCCGCTGAAAGTGAACGCGGACGCAAGCCCCGGTCGACCCATGTACGCGAGCACAAACTGTCGATCGCTTGTATGAAAGTCCATCGCGTTCGGGTCTGGTTCAAAGTGCCGACACGCATAGATCAATTCGTAGACTGATCGATTGCTTGCGCGGAATCGAAAGCGCCGAATAAACGGCTCGCTCGCTTTTATTGGTTCCGGCAGTGGTTCAGGCAGTTCTCCATAAACTGCATTCACCATAGCGCCCTCAGGACTTAGTTTGGTCCCCGGGTAAGCGCCGATCGGTTGTTTGTTTTGCTTCGTTGTCATGTTGCCTCCTGTTAGGACTTTGTAACCGACTGACAGCGAGCCAGCCGGTCAGTTTTTGGTTGACTTAGTACCAGTTTTTTCGATCTTCGCTGTCGGTGAAACTTTCGCGCGGCATATTGTCTCGCAACATACAAAACGCTCGACGCATAAGCGCGGACGGCGATTGATTTGACGTGCTCGCAAGGTTGTTCAAATGCTGGAATTGCACGCGGGTCAAATAGACAGTGACCTTTGAACGGTATCGATCGTCTTCGGCTTTTGCTGGCCGACCTTTTGCGGCCGATATGTCCGTGTTCGGGACTGCGACATAGATTTGTGCGGTTCTGCCGCTTCTGGTTTTGCGTCTTTCGCCGGTTCCTACTACGGCTCCAAACTTGGACTCGAGCTGCCGCCGGCGCGCAGACGCGCTTTGGTGTGTCATATTCAGCGCAACTTCGATTTCATCGTCTGTCGCGCCATGTTCACCGCGTTCAAGTAGAAACAGATAGACTCGATGCCTGTCTGTTTGTGCATGATCTTTCATGCTGTCAGCCGCGAGACGGCTCGTTTCACTGCCTAAAACATAAGGCAGATTTTCTTTTTCGTTGTTTGGCATTTTGCCCTCCTAAAATGGACGATCTGTTGAATCCAAATCTGCGTCGAAATCTGGATCTGGTTTTTGTTTGGTGATTGCCTCCTCTATTGCTTCATACTTTTCGGCTTCTGTTAGTTCGTGGCTTGACTCTATGACCTCGCCTTCGTCGTCGTCTGGCTCGGTCCAATAGTCGCCAGCGTGACCGCGTGTGACCTCGACCGTGACTTCGATTTCGATTTCCTTTACGCCGCAGTAGATATTGTCGGGATCTGGTACTTCTCTTTTTATATAGACAACGTGCGTTTCCGGGTTGCAGTTTGCCGGCGCGTGTAGTTGGATCGATTTCGACATTACGATCCATCCTTTGCAGCGTGCAATCGCTTGCTTTGAATTGCATAGTTGCCGCTTTCGATCGCTTCTGTTGCGTATTCACTCGTTTCGAAACTACTCCACAAAGACGGGTCCGTATGGCTAAAACCAACAACGAACGAGATCGTCACTTCGTAGTGGTTCGGCTGACTGCCTTCTGGCACGTCAAACCGACCGGTTGCCGTTTGGTCGTCTGGTTGCGTGCCGTCCGCTTTCGCGCTGACATTGTCGTCGAGTTCTTTGTTCATCATTTCCGCGAGCCGTGCCTTTTTCCATCGTTCCGGCAGTTGCTCCGTCTCGGCGATTAGATTGTTCAGTTCGGTCTGATGCTTTGCTGCTTCACGCAACGCGGCACTGATCAGACTGTCGTTTTGGTCTTTTGGCATTTTGCCTCCTGTTTTTTTCACTGCGTCAAGCCCGACCGCGTGAGCGGTACGGGCTACAGTCTGCCGTTGCTATTTGTCGTCGGTTATTTTGCAGTGATCGCTTTTAGTTCTGCCAAAACTTCGTCGATGCACTGCATAGTTTCGATCGTGTTCAAACCTTGCACATTGATCCGCGTTCCACGGAGACCTTGATTTTTGTGTCCGACCCAACATTCCGACACGGCGATCACCTTGTCTGGATTGATGTAGATAAAACCAAGGTCGGTTCCGTCGTGAGCGTTGCCGAGATCGATTGCTAAAAGTTGCATGCTGCCTCCTGTGTTTTGACAATAGCCTCGAGACACTGCTTCGCGTCTGCAAGGTTTTGGAACACTCCCAAATGAAGCGCTCCGACGATTTCTCCGTTGCTGTCTTGCATGATCCGATTGACTGCATAAACGCCGTCCTGTCCGATCTGAATGTAGTACCGACTATCTTCTACACATTCGAGTTCGTCGTCTTCAAACTCTGGATCGTCGGCTTTCATAAGCCTATACGTGATCATTTTTGTCATTGTTTTTTTTCCTTTCGTTAGCGATT